GTCAAGTCTTCGCGGTTAGAAACTGCCGAACCCTGATTAGTGGTATCGAATGTATTCGAGAATGACATAATATTTAATTATTTATTGATTAGCGATTTAATGGGTTAAGGGCGTGAAGCCAGTTGCAACCTTCTCAAGGCAGCGAAATCTCGGGCGTTACCCGACTGTTTGAATTGAGCACTGGCAGCCTTAATAGTTTTTAGGGCGTTTGACACTTTCTTATCGGACTTAGCCGATCCAGGAGTTCCAGATGGTGGAACTAATCGTGACGTTTTGGCTTTGGTTGATACCTTGGCGGGTTCCGCCAGGGTCTTCCTGCCATACATACTGTTGGCTGCATGCGCTAGAAGATAGGGCATTTGAGCAGCTACCTCGGGGTCCAGTCCATCAATGTTTGATAGTCTCGGGTCCTCGAGCATCTGTTTGTATTTTTGGTTTACTTCATTGTCATCCTGCATCCAACTTAGCTCTTCATTGGCTTGCTCCTGCAACGATTCTTTCATCGATGCAGCGCTTTGTCGCCTTTGAATTGCTTTAATTTGGGCTGGGATATACTTTTTCTCCGCCTTTCTAGCGGCCTGCAGGTGCTTTCTTACCTCGGACTTGGTGACTTCTTTGCCATCAATCTCGGTAATAGGGTCATCCGCAGAGTAACCGTCACTGTTGAATATTAAATCCTCCGCCCATTCAATGACCTGCTCAACTTCTTCCTGCACATCTTGCAGTTTTTCCATTGAATTCACGTCCCTGTATGGGTTCTCGGATTCCTTGACCTTCGGTTCTAGCTTATTGGACATTTCAGATCTGAGTTTTTCTAACTCAGCTTCAGCTGCCTTTCGCTTTGCCGTCAGTTCGCCGAATCTAGCTACAGCTCTGCTTCCGAGTTTATCGGAAAGCTCGCGCAGCTCTTCATCGGACATGTCATCCAGTTCAATCTGTGAAAGAACATCATCTTCACTCTCGGCTTCCTCATCCTGCGGCTCTTCCTCTACAGTTTCATCAGTTTCGAGTGCTTCGTCTGCACCTACTTCAGTAGCTTCTTCGGGCTCCTGGTTGACTTCTTCTGTAGTTTCTTCAACTGCAGTTTGATTGTCTTGTTCTTCAGCGGGAGGATTGAGTTGACCAATTCTCCTGTTAATGAACTCCGACGGTGATATGTTAGTCGCTTGCTTTGGTTCAGCTGCAGCGTCAGCCGTTTCGTTGACTTCACTCATAATTTACGCTTTTTACGCCAGCGATGGCGAGGTTGTGATTATAGCACACGATTTTTGTCTATGCTTCTATGCATCAGGGAATCTTTTAATTAAAGAATCCCAGTTGCATATGGCAATGATTTCATCGTAAGCCAAAATTTTACCAGATATCTGGCTGAGCCTGTCTATGTCTGCGGAGTGCAGCTCCTTGATGCAGTCTTCTCGCATCGTTACCACTTCTCTGACTAGACCTGCGAATGCTTCATGATTCTGAAGCACATTTAAATTATCCTGTAGCTGCATGTTAACCTTGTCCTTCTAAGTCCTGAGTTTGAACTTCGCCGACGGATGCCGCTTCAGTTCCGTAGATTCCGAACTGCGTAGCGTTTACTTGCTGCTGCTCCTGGAATGTGTATTGCTGCATGTATTTCTGCATTCTCTGTCCGAATGATTGATCCTGCTGCATTCTTTGAGCAATGTCAGGCTGCTGCATGTAGTTCTGTATGATTGGCATTGCTGCACCTCCACCGTTAGGTCTAGCGGGCATCTCTATGCCAGCGAAAATCTTGGATAGATCATCAAGGATGTCCTTCTGGACATCTTCTGCTGCAGTTTCTGACTTCTGCAAAATAACATCAGCAAGGATTGGGTCAATGCTACTGGCGTAGGCAATCAATAGATTGTCCACGTTTATTCTTCCGTTCCTGTCTAGTTTGACCAGGTCCACGAGTTGCTTGAGTTTTGCTTCCTGCGTATCTGGATCAGTATTGATGCTGTCGTAGGAGATGCTGATGTCGAAGTTTTCGTTGGGGTCTCCCTTGCTGAACTCTTGCGGGTCTGGAACTCCAGTTACCCTGAAGAAGATGTAGTCAGGACCGAATCTTTGAAAGCAAGTGAAGCACATGCGCATAACCTCTGCACTGTGCTCAAGGAACTTGTCCACCAGGAACTGCTTCTTGATCTTGGAGATCTCGCTGTCTTCGTCCAAGCCCATGAGTCTATCGGCCTGGTCCAGTTGCGTCTTCTCCATTTCGATGCTGCCCTCTAAGCCTGCGGCGTCTGGTACATCGGCGAACTCGTAGTCGTCCTTCCTCCTGCGAGGAATGTATCTACCTGGACCCCAGTCCTGCGGAGCCTGGTTAACTGGGTGCATGATCGGAGGCAGCGTAACTAGACTGTTTCTGTCTATTCTGCTGTCCCTTTCAACTTTTACCTGGTTCTGTATACCCCTCAATAGGTCTGGAACCGTATTCGTGTCGTAGAGTCTCTTGCTGTCTTCTGCCAGTCTAGTTACAATGACGGGGTAGTCGTCGTATCCGTTCATTAGCTCGAACTTGGCGTATTGACTGTCCGCGGAGCTCCCGAGTTCCCTGTGGAAAATTGTTCTATAGATTCCCTCTGCACCATCGTCAGGGTCAATCAATCTCTGAAAGCAGTGAATAATCTCAACGAGGTCATTGGCTTCGTAGGTGCTTTCTCTTAGGCCGTCGTTCCTTCTTATTCCTTGCTCGTTTTCGATGCTATCTTGGTTTACACCAGAGTATCGTTGTATTACGTTTTCAACGAAGTCCGCATCCCAGTCGTCCGTAAGGATCTTGTTTTCTAGTTCCTGCGGAGTATAATAACTTCTCCAGAAGCAGTAAGGGCTGCGCTGGGGGTCAGTCACGTAGGCTGGAAAAAAGAAGTCCCCGTCAGGAGATAGAGTCTTTACGTCTGGGGCATCGATGCTCCTTCTTATAGTGGGTAGCTCGGCGTAGCCAGACTTCCTTAGATCCTTGAGAGCTCTTTTACCTCTCTTGTCAGTTACGCCATCGTAGGCTGCCTTGAGTCTATCGATGACAGCTTCGTCGTCACCTTCATCCATGAGGGTTCCAATCTCTGGAACGGCTTGCACAATCTGGTCAAGGTTAAGTTTCTGGATGATTCTTCTGTCTTCGATTATCCATCCTACATAGGTAATAAGGATTCCTCTTTCGAGAAGGTAGTTAGCACCCAGTTCCATTTCGCGCATGAACCGAGGTATGTATCCACTACTAACCATCCACTTCAAGAAACTGGATACTATTTTGGCTCGTTCTGCGTCCGTACCTTCGGTCGGAAACGCCCTGACGTTGGCCCTTTTAAGACTGGATACTAGTAGGGATACAAGCCTCGATATTCTTTCTTCAATGACGTGAGCCTCCATGTCGCTAGCGCCTTCCCACGGGAAAGCATCCGATCCGTGCTTGCGGAGGTCCCTGCTCTTGCCAGGCCAGAAGTTGCGTCTGTCGTCGTAGGCATTCCTGCACTGGTCAAAGTATGACTCAAGTTCGGTTACTGTTTGATCGTAGGCATTTCTCAATGCTCCTACGTCTGGTTCTTTACTAAGATATGTTAATGCTTCGGACGCTTCAGTTTGCATACTTTTTGTGCTCGTTTAATGACGTTAAAAACGTAGTTCTTCGGGACACCTATCTTATCACATAATTTTTGTGACGGGATTTCACTGTAATCAAGCATCAGGCCCCGCCTGAATATCTCCCAGGCAAGCAGCCTATCCGTGTTTTCGTCTAGCCATTCCTGGTTAAGCGTGACGTCTTCGATGTCTTCGATGTCTTCAATGTCTTCCTCTTCCATATTATGAGTAAAGTTTTTTTCTTACGTATCTGAATGTTGAACCTCTATCGTCTTTTATTTCTTCGATGCAAACCGTCTTGCCAATGAAGGATTCCTGCTTGCCCCTTGGAACCACGCAGGCTACGGTCCTTTTTAGTTCCTTCACGCTTACGTAGATGTAACTCTTGTTCGGAGCCAACCTTACGACCTTTCCCTTGTATTCCTTGGGGTGAAGCTCTGGGGCTATGAGTAGAGGGTCAAGAATGCATTGGCCTTCTTCGTTTACCCAGGTCGCCCTTCCTTTACCCGTCAGCATTTCCTCCTTTAGGTTTTCTTTAGCTATTTTAAAAGCTAGATCAAACTCGAATTCATTTTCCTTCGCTATATTTATTAATTTTACTTTTGGCATTAGTATCCTCTATTCTTTGTATCAAGCGAACTTATGATGCTTGAGTTGTAGTGATCTGGTCCATCGCCAGAGTTTATCATGCGCAGATAGCGCATTACGTCAAAAAAATCCTTCAGTGCTTCGTCGTTCTTACCCCTGCTGTTGTAGTTTATTATGCTGTCCAGTGTATTCTCGCAGCTTTCGTGCAGGTAGCATAGGGGCTTGTTTGCTGCGTCCACGCTAGCATTCGGGTTGTAAGCGAACCACTCGTCCAGTGCTGCTATGCCCGTTTCCTCCATTACCCCGCTGCTGGGTATAAAGTCCATGCCGTGATCCGAGAAGACAGTAAAGAGATCCTCGTTGTTCTCGTTTTCCCTGGCGAAGTATCTGCTGTCCCCTATGCGCTCGTAGACTTCAATGCCTAGTTCTTCTTCTATCTCCTGGAACAGCTCCACGTAAGCAGCAATGTCAAAACCTATCTTCTTTGCTGCTGGTCCGTATTTCCACCTGGGTTGACCGAATAGGGCCCACTCTCCGTAGTTGTATCTGTCGGGCCACTCCCTTAGGACGTATACTTCCCCTTCTTCATTTACAGCAGCCCAGATCGACACGAAGTTCCTGGCACCCGCAGGGTCCAAGACCTGGTAGCAGGTGAAGTCCTTCTTTGAGGTTACGTCAGGGAAACGCATACCGTGCTGATTTTCTTCGTCTGACAATACGTTCACCGAGGTACTGAACATAGGTATAAGTGACGTCATGCTCTTCACGGGTATACCGTAGGCACGAACCATAATTTCTTCTTCTGACTGAGAAGCTAGATCCTTGGCGATTCTCTTGTAACCACCCCAGGGGTTCTCATCGGAGTGCAGGTAGACAATCTTGGCGTCTCTCTCGCTGCAGGTCTGCACAACGGGTAGCTCCCTATCCAGTAGCTCAGCGTATCTAGTTTCCTGTATCTCTGCTCCAGCTAAGTATTCAGCCACGAAGGGCGTGAATCCGTCAATCGGCGTGAATCCAATAAGCATCTTGCTGTTTCTGGTAGCCAATCTGAACCTGAGAGTATTGACCAGGGTAGCGTCACCAAGGTATTCGTCCAGCCAAGTCCCTATATTTATACCCTTCGGGTCCTTGAACCCGAACTCCATACCCTCCAGGATCGTCTGGTTATTGCTGAACTGCGTGTAGGTCTTGAAATCTACCCGAGTCCTGGTGTCAGGAAAGATAAAGCTCTTAGCGGTGAAGCCATTCTGCATACTGTAGTTGATGTATCCTTCTATGCTCTTGGTCTTCTTCTTGAACTCCTTTGGCATCATTTCCCAGATTGCAGCTTGCTGCACCTTGATGCTAGTGTCTTCATTCTGGCTGAAGCATACAATGTGCCCGTCCATGCTTTCCTGGACGGCCCGCATGACCGCCTTGGCGCAGCCTGTAGTCTTTCCGCTTCTGTTGCCTCCTAGGACCAGCGCTTCGTCGGACGTCTCCATTGCATCCTGGATCCTGCTCCAGCCCGCTAGATTGAACCCGTATCTAAGGGGATCTTCAATACTAGCCTGGATTCTTTCTTCGTGCTGCTTGTGCAGACTCTTAAGTAAACCTGGGTCCTTGTCCCAGAGTTTTACAATTTCTGCATCCGTCAACGACGGGAGCATAGGGTGCTTTGTAAATATTAAAGACATTGTTGCATTATTCTTCTTCCTCTTCGTCCTCTTCGTCCCAGACGACCTCCACGGAGTCATCCCTGAAATCCAGGGCCGCTTCCCGCATAAGCATCCTGGCAACGGAGACAGTCGTGTAATCGGACTGCACTTCTCCTGATTCATCCAGGACAATGATCATGTAATTAGGGTAGTATTCCCCGAGTATCTCCTTTAGCTTACCTAAAACTTCCTCGTCCATTAAGCATCCTCTTCTATGTCAATGACTTCCGCCTCTTCCGCTAGGGCAGCCTTGACCTTGGCAATCTCCTTTGCGTAGTCCTCGTCCGAGAAGGACTTGCGTTCTTCTACTATACTGGTAGCTTCGCCCCTGGCGGTGAGGGCTTCCCTGCTTGCGTTATTCTTGACCAGTGGAAGGTCCTGTAGGGCCTTGGAGGAGATCTGGATGGCTGGGGCATTCTTCATTCTGACTCGGACCTTCTCTATGAGGTCCTCCCCCAGGCTGGACATATTGACGTAGT